ATACCCGTCATTCGTCTTTCGAGCAATAGACGGGTATTTATCTCTTGCCTGCGGTGCGTAGAGTGTATCACCGCTACTGTAAAAGAGTAAGTTCCCTTTATCGTCATAGATTTTTTTATCTAGCCCAGCCATCGTCAGACCGTCTTTACCTGTTCTGCGAATTGCGGTATAAAATTCATCCATGTTGTCGGAGTAGTTGATAACTTTCAGCTTTTCACCCACTCGTACCGGCATACCTGTCTTATCTTTTCCAAGGTTTCCCTCGCGGTAGATATTAACCACATGACGTTTGAGTGAGTAATCATTGTTCAATTCTGTGACAAATTCCAACTCTGCGCCGAAGCTATTAGCAACCGAATAGAGCCGCGCCAGAATCGTGTCCGTTCCGCTCCACTCTAACTTGATTGACTTATCAGCTACTTCGTTGATTCCAATCTCAAACGAATGTTCAGGATCATAGTAATCGATGTACTGCTTAATGGTCATAGCGTTGGCTGGCTTATGCGGGCCACGCTTTTCCTTATTGGCTTCCAAACTCAATGAGTAAGCTGTTAACTCAATCTTATAACCTGTTTTCTTGACGCTGTTAATATTCAGCCAAAAATCCTTGTCTTTAAACCGAAAAGCTAGCTTTTGTCCGCTTTGAGCAACCATTTTTTTGGAATGATAAGTCAGCACAAGGACGCTACAAGCGCCTTTTAAAAACTGCGTTAGATTGGCGGAGTTATATTTGATACCACTCTTATTATCAAAAAAACCGACATTATGGCTGTCGGTTGTATCACGAATGGCGATTCGTACATTTCTTTTACTCAAATCCAAGCCTCCTCAATCTCTGCTCGTGCGCTCTCTACTTCCGCAAAGCTCGACACAAGCAACTGTACTTTTGTTTTGCCGGGCGGCACTTTAAAGTAGTCTGTTCCCAATATTTCGTCATCAGGCGCTAACAAGTTATTGACATACAAGCGACCTTTTTCTTCTGGGTTCATTTCTCCTGTGGCGTCAATAAAGAGCTCTGCCCCTGTCGGGTAGCGATTGGGTACATCGCGCCAAAATGGCACGTTTAATTTGTAAAAGGAAAAGTCATTCAGGTAATGATGAGTGACCAGTGAAGGAATGCTGGAGTTACCCCCTTTATATTGCCCAACAAAGAACTGCACTTTAGCAGCCCGCTTATCCTTAATTCTTGATTCAAAGAAAGAATGATAGCCACCATACCAGAAATAGGTGACTTTATCCCCTTGTTTGCGCAAGTCAAACATGTTCCGATCCTGGTCTCGACCTTCCGAACTATATGGATTATCTCTTACCCAAACGCTCGGTGTGAATTCGATAGATTTGACAACTCGACTACCGCCAGCACCATCACCCATAAGAAAGGCAACGAGCGCCCTGTTGCGTGCCCGTTCGCTTTTCTCGATTGCCATGCCGGCAATTAAGTGATTATCACTATCCACCACTGACAAGCACCAAGCACCTGTCTGACTGACTAAGCCTGTTTCAAACCAAGCACGAGCCCAGATATACCAGTCTTTCGCTTGTTCAGACAACTTCAATTCCTTAACCGCTCCAAAATACGCCCCATTAACTGTATTTGTAAAGTTCGCCGGCAGCAATCCCAAACGCCCACCAAAACTAGAATCAGCAGACATTTTCATGACCACCTTCTTATTTTGATTTTCGTAGAAAATAGTGCCGTCTGTCCAATTCTTAAAATCCCCTTTGCCGTTTGCGGCCAAGAGGACGTTTTTCTTTTCTTCAACCAAATCTGTTTCTTCAATTTTCCCAAACTGCATAGCGCCGTATTGGCTGACAATGCCAACATAGCCCGATTCATGTTTGAGCTTGATTCGGTAATTGACCGGGATTTCTGCGCTACCATTATTTATAATTTCAGCTTCTAACACACCTTGCGCATTCTTCTTAAACTCAAAATACTTCGAATTCTTAGCGTGTGCTAGACCGTCTGAAATAACAAAAGTAATAGTACCTTTGCCATTATTACGCACAAGCGCTTCAAAACTCATTGTACCGGTTGGAATAGCATAAAACACTTTTTCGGGTGCTCTACTAAACTTCAACTCTTTGGGCTCTTCGGTATTGAGCGCTTTCTGCAATTCGTCGTATTCCTCAAAGGTTCCTGTCTTGTTATAAAATGGGAGAGGGATTTTTTTGACCCCTTTTCTGGTAAATAAAAATCCTGAACCGTCCGAGGTTGAATAGTCGCCAAATTGCGGATCAAAATCTGCACCATCAAAAAGTGTGAAGCCTTTTGCGACGGTAATATATTTTGTTAATTCAATTCCACCATAAAATACTTTCTCCAAAAGCTACCACCCCTTTCCGTCTACTGCTCTTAAAATCGCTTCGCGCTTTGCCTGTTCTTCCGCTAAAGGTTGAGCGTATAGTCTAGCAACCTCTTGCCTATCAGTTTGCACAGCCACCAGCGTTGGTCTTTTAGCCATTTCTTTGATAGTGTCCAGCGCACGATCTAGCAGGTCATCGCTTTCTCTATCTTTGAAGTATTGAATTAATTCCAAAATCATACTTTTTAATTCCGGATTATTACTACTGTTAATTTCAATGCGTTGTTCAGATGACAACCTGCTCATTCGGCTTGTTAATTGAGCAATGCTTGTATCTTCAAATCCTATCCCGTTCGCATATTGAGGGAACAACCTCTTCGTTTTATTGGCAGGCAAGACTTTAGACCCACGAGGCAGAGGCAAAAGCACATTGCGCCCTTCGGGAATAAAGCTTTCGCCGGTCGGCAAGGTAACTAATTCACGATATAGCGCCCCTTTCTGGTCGTTGACCATTGCTAGACCGCCGGGGTGATAGTTAGTTCCTTTAGCGTGATTGTGATGTTTGGTAAAGATATTGACCGTCTTATCAGCCAAGCTCCCCATCCAACCTAAAATGCCTCTAATAACTCCCGAAGCGTTATCAACAGCGTTGATGTGAACAGTTTTACCGTGTACGCTATTGATTTGACTTTTGGCAGAACTGGTTGGGCCACCCGTTAAATCTTTTGCATTAACCAAGGCGGGCGCTAATTGCTTGACGCTGTTAATCTTTGATTGAGCCGACGAGGTCGGTCCGATTGTCTGGTCGCTGGCATGGACTTGCGCAGGCGCTAATTGTTTTACACCATCTATCAACGCTTGTGCTGCACTCGTAGCGACCTGCGTATTATTTTTAGCTTCTAAACTTGTAAGTTTATGCTCTGGGATTGTTCCCAACGTACTTAAAGCTAAATTCACCGCTTCCGTAGTATTGTTAGTTGCAACTAATTTCTTTTGCTCTGGTGTTAAAGAATTCCATCTTTCAAGCGTATCCTTAGCAACAGTTGCTTTTGTCGAAAAATCACTATTATCAGCAAGAAACTTCTTCACTTTTTCCGGAATACTATTCCAGATTTCAAGTTGGCTTTTAGACTCGTAAATAGCTCTCAAACCTTTGGCGTTTTGGAATAACAACTCCTTTTCTTTTGGTGTTGTGCTATCCCATTTACCTTGAGCGATTAAAGCGTCGGCAATTTGAGCTCTAGCATTGGATTTGATATTGGCGTTCTTCAACACAAACTCCATATTCTTCCAGCCATCTTTTGCGGTCAGCGCTTTTGCAATTTCTTCTGGCGCATTGGTCTTGACTTCCCCTGTTTTAGGGTCTAAAACAAGTGCATTCCATTGGTCGGTCGCATTTTTTGCATCTTGTGACATTTTAGCCGTGTAATTACCAATCATAGCCGCAGCTGTTGATTGTTTACCCGCAGAAGCTGTAGCCTTGTTCGCCAAATCTTCAAAGCTCAATCCATATTCACTTAAGATTTTCTTGGCTTCTTCGGTATATTTAACTAAGCCTCCAGATTTAGCTTGGTGCATTTGAGCAACTTTTGCTAAAGCTTCACCAAATTTGCTCATAGTCGCTTCATGTTGCGCTTCTAGAGTAGCCATTTTGGTATTGTATTCTTCGCGATCAATAACACCGCCATCTAGCAACTTCTTAAGATCAGTTTTTTGTTTCTTGTAAAGCGTTTGCTCTTCTGTCATAGCCTGTTTTAAATTTGCGAATCGGTCTTCTAATTGACCTTTCGTCATATTTGCCACATCGCCATTGAAAGTTCTCAGAATCGCTTTTTCTTTTTCTTTGCCCAACCCCAATACGCGTACTCTTGCTTCAGCTAATTGCCTTACGTTCGATTCCACGATTTGTTTCTCGGTATCAGTCAACTGTTTTACATTGCCATTATGACGGGAGTAAATTTCTGAAATTTGTTGCGTCATCGTTTCGGCGTTTTTTACAATTTGTTCATTGTTCTTTTTAGCTTTTTCAATTTTATCTGGAGAGATACCGTATTTTTGAGCTACTTTCTCTAACTCTTTATTGTAACTTTCTGCACCATGCTTGATTTCATCAAGCATGCTAGTGACAGCTTTTTTTACATTTTCAGTAGACTTAGTCGCTCCTGTTTCAAAATTCGTCATCGAATTTTTGGCTTCATACATTTTGCTATTAAAGGCTTCTAGTTGACTTGTTACATCTCCAGATAACTTCGTACCAAATTTTTCCGCTTTTGTCCTAGCACTATCTTGTGCATTAGCAAGTAAGACCAATCCGCCTGCTAATCCTGCAGTTCCTAAAGCCAATCCTAAAGGAGAAGCAATTGAAGATAATCCGCCTAATGCTCCGCTTAAGGTCTTTGTGCCAGCAGTTGCGCCAGCGGTTGCATTTTCTAATTCAGTTACACCAGATTTTGCAGCTAACAAATTCCGTAACTCACGTACTGCCCAACCTAGACCTTTGGACGCAAGCCCAGCTCCTTTTGAAAGGGAACCCAACACATTCGCCCCTTTACCGAGAATAGATATAGCGGGTCCTGCAGCGGTAGCAATCAACCCCCACTTAATAATGTTTTGTTGTTGCTCTTTGTCTAAAGAATTAAAATTCTCCGCCATTTTAGAGAGCATTTGCAAATAAGGTTCGCCGGCTTTTACTCCGTTTCTGATTGCATCAAGCAAAGGACCACCAAACTTAATTGCTGTCTCTGTCAATTCATTTTTTAAGATTTTGAGTTTTGACGCTGTTGTCTCATAGCGTTTGTTCGCTTCGTTTGTTAAAGCTGTATTTTCATTAAAAGCCTTATTCCCACGAGCTATAGCGTTTTTAAATAAGTCTTGAGCATTTGCAGCACGCAAGAGCGAGTCTCTCAAGCGCACTTCTTTTATGCCCATTTCGTTTAGCATTTCAATAGCAGAACTACCATGTTTTTCTGCGTCGCCCAACCCTTGAATGAATTTCCCAATTGCGCCGATAGCGTCTGTTTCAAAGGCGTGTTTGAATTCTTGGGCAGACATACCGGCTATTTTACCGAAGTTCTCAAGGTTGCTAGAAGCTTTTAGAATGCCGGCCATTTCGGTAGTTGTCATGCCGATAGAATCGGCTAAGTTTTTAAAACCTTTTGAATTATTGGAAGCCATTAATTCTAATTCTCTTCTGGTCATGCCAGTTTTAGAACTTAATGCTTCCATTTGGTTTAAACCAGTCTTTGCCGCAACCTGCATATTGACCATGACTTTAGAGATTGCTGAACCACCCATTTCAGCTTCGACACCGACAGAAGACAGAGCGGTTGCTAATCCTAAAATATCACCGTGAGTCAATCCGATTTGAGTACCAGCACCGGCCAAACGTAAAGCCATCTCTGTTATTTCGGATTCTGTTGTAGCAAAGTTATTACCCAAATCAACAATGGCAGAACCAAGATTGCTAAATTGATTTTGCGGGAGTTTAGTTATGTTTGCCAATCGTGCGAGAGAAGTCGCAGCTTGTTCAGCAGACATGTTCGTAGATTCGCCCATGTCAATCATAGTCTTTGTAAAGCTAACGACATTTTCGGTCTTAATGCCTAATTGCCCAGCAGCTTCTGCTACTGCTGCGATTTGTTGGTGGCTGGCTGGTAGTTTAGTAGCCAATCCGCGGAGTCCGTTTTCCAAGTCTTGGTAAGAATAAGTCACTCTACCGTTTGAATCAACTACTTCTTCATTTGTCTTTTTGACTCCGGCAAAAGCACTTTCCCAAGAGATGGCAGCTTTTATAACTGCTCCTGCTCCAGCTGCTATGGGGACTGTTACGCCACGAGTGAGTGCAGAGCCTACACCACCCAAAGAACGACTAACACTTTGCATTTTGTTACCAAAGTCTATTGCAGCATTTCCAAATCGATTGAAAACACTTAACTCACGCCCTAAGGCGTTGTACTTTCCTTGCAATTCAACAACTCGGGCCGCCGTTGCAGTCATTTCAGAACGTGCACCTAGTAACGCACCTTTTTGGGCTTCTGTCGCATTGTTGACATCGCCGATTTCTGCTTTTAATTGATTGTATTTATCGCTTTGTCTAGCTAATAATTTTTGATAATTCGTCAAAGACTGCCCAGTTTGGTCATAAAGCAGTCTCATTTTATTTAGCTTATCCCCTTTTGTTTTAAAACTATTCTCAACGCTTCTCAAAGAATTGTCCAAACCTTTTAAATAGGTCTTTAAGTTCTTTGTATTCGTCATAAAGGGGGCTATATCAAGAGTTGCGGTTGCAACCAAATCTCCGATATTACTTGCCATCCAATTTCCTTTCTAGCCAAAAAGAAACGGAAAGGCTTTATCAAGTGTGGTTTCTATTACTTCTTCTTTTCTTTCTGGCGCTTGTTTTTCTAATGCTTCAACCATTAACTCGAAATCTGATAGTTGCAGCTTTTTTATATCCAGAATTGTATAGCCGTTTCTTAGCAACGACTGAATCCACAACAAGAGATTCTCTCTCGCTTCTTCTGGAGTTATTGCTCCTTTTTTTCATCACCTTCGGATTCCTCGTCCGATTTTTCTTTTTTTCCACCAAGAGCTTCTAAATAAAGTTCATTAAGCGTATCTAAAACAGACATATCAGCTTGTTTTAAATCTTCAACAGTAAATTGTTTGCGGTACATATCAACAAACATCTGCAAATAAGCTTCATTCATTTTACGGTGCTTGATTGGATTGATTACATCTTTCTCATCACCGTAAAGAGCGGTTTGGCGCACTTGGTGTTCAATTGCCAACAAATTGTCCTCGACGCTAATAAAGTCTTTTTTAAATTCTTTTTCGACTCCGCCTTTTTTTAGTTTAATTTCAAACATATTTACTCCTTTTCTAAAAAACAAAGAAAAGAAGCTAGGAAAAACCTAGCCCCTTGTTATGCAGTCGGGAACACCATCTTTTTAAATTCGTTGAAATCAAAATCAGTGGCATCTTCGCGACCAATATACAAAATATCTCCGCTTTCATCATCCCCACGGGCTACAAAATTACCTTTCGTTGTGTCTGGAGTTGGATCTGGAGCTCCTTCTTTGGTTTTCATATCCATTCCTGGAACTGTGAATTTACCTTTTAGCAAACCTACCCAGATAGCTTTTCCATCTTCTGTACTTGTGCGGAACATGCAGGCGATGTCGTTAGGAGTAAGATTTTTGTTGTATTTTTCAACGCCTTTCGTTGTTTCGATACCATAAAAATCTTTGCGAGCAGCAGAATTCAAATCCAAAACTTCGATTTCAAGCGTTGTTTCTGTAATGCCGCCAGATAAGACAACATAAGGACCATCATCTGCCATAATTGTTTGTAGTTCGTTTGTGATTTCAAGTTTTGCAGATTTCATACCCGGCAACTTTTTAGTTGTGGGAACTTTGTTTTCAGCGGTAACAATACCATACTCAAAATCACGTAAGCCAAATTTTACTTTACCCATTTATTTTTACTCTCTTTCTTTTTTCCAATCAAAAAAGCGATATTTTCTTATATTTGTTAATAAGTTGATATCGCCATCTCTATATCGTGGTTTTTCATTTGCTGTATAGCGTTCAAAACCATTTCTTTTTAATATTTCATCCATCTTATGCGCTACTTGTTCTGATTGTGCACCCGTTTGACACCAAAAGTTGATAGTAACTCTATATTCAGTTGCGCAATTGTCATCATCCGCATAAATAACAGGAACTTCATAATTTGGATTTATTCTAACAAAAGGAGCTAGATTCGGTTTAATGATATTAACCGGGTTTTCAGGTATAGCATAAGTAAAAATACCCTGCTTATATCCATTTCCGAATTCTCCCCCCCGAATTGTATCCAGAAGTTTATTGAATTCTTTATCACCGCTAAGCAATTTGTAAACCGTTGCTTCAATTGTCATAAATTCAATCCCTCCCTTATTTTTTTAGCGTAGATTTCTTTTGCGACAGGTGTCATTTGGTTGATAGTCTTTTCTTTGAAGTCCTGTGGAGCCTGATAAACCGTCCCGGCATCCGGAAAGTGTGCGCGCCATCCGGCTCGACGACCATAACCAATGTCTTTTGAAATAATCCCATGACTCGCACCTTTAAAGCCGCTTACCGCAGTATCTTCTTCTAGCACTCCGCTGTCTTCGGGAGTGTTCATTGACAGCTGCTTTCGGAACTCTTCTGCCGCTTCTGTTACTGCAGCTTTCGCTACTGTCGGAACACGTACTTGTAGTCTGGTTAGGTTGCCTAAAATTTCATCTAATCCTTTTGTCATGATACACGTTCCCCTTTTATCATGATGATATCTTTAGAAGCATAATCAACCTCAATCTCCGTGATTTTATATTCAAAACCATTAAAATTGACATACATAGAGTTGTCGAAAGGAGGTTTTGGCATGTAACGAACCAAAAACACTTTTATATCTTTGAAAGATTCGAGAGGTTTTTGTCCGTTTTGCGCCAATTCTCCTACATATGTTTTCCCGCCTGCTTTAAAATCCTTTACAGAAGTTCGTTGCACTTCTGCCCAGCAAGTCAAAACATCAACTTTTAATGAATCAATTACTTCTCCGTCTTCATTTTGCCCGCCTATTTTTTTGAATATAGTAATGCGCGTATTCATTTTGCGAGTAATCACTGTCTATCACCTCGTAATCGCAATTGATGGATGATGTTTAAAACACCGTTAGCCAGCGGATACCGTTCAGTATCTGCTGACAGTCCGCGATGTTCATATTCTTCTTTGACTTGTTTCATAACAGCCAAATCAAATTTTGCGTTCCCTTTAAAACTTTCAGAGGTACTATCTTCTTCTATAGCAAAGCAAATCTCTTCTATAACCGATTCAATCATTGATTCTAGAAGTGAATCTTCAAAATCGTAATCGATTTTACAATAGAGCTTCACCTTATCTAAGTAGTCTTTAGAAACTGCCATAGACACCTCCTATCAGACTACCAAAGCTAATAGCTCTGGTTTCGTCATGCTTGGATTGTAACTAATGCCTTTGCTATCTAAATAAGCCATTATTTCTTGCTTTGTGCTAGCGTTTGTTGGTTTCGCCACCTTACCAGTGGCAGCCTTAGGGTGCAGGCGTAAACGTTACAAAGTAACCTGCTTTTGCATCAGCCTTCTTCACATCAAAGCGCATAACCGCTTGTAGGTATTGACCGTAGATGTCATTTTCAGTCCAACGCAAACCGATTTCTAAACGGTCTACAAAGAGCACGCCGCGGGCTGAATCTCCCACGAAGGCTTTAGCTTCAGTAGCATTTCCAAGAGCTTCATCGGCAAGAACATTGATTGTTTTACCGAGTGCGACTTTTCCGGTCGGTGACACAATGGAGTCTTGCAACAAGTAACGTCCATTTTTGTCTTTCAAAGTGTCAAGGATATTGTAAAAGCTTTGGCTAGCTTCAAACGACACTTGATAAGCTGGATCAAGAGATACATTCAAGATTGCCTTCAATTCATCAAGGTTTGCAACTGTCTTAGCTTCAAAAGTTTTCAAAACTTCTGTAATAGCATAGTTAGTTGTGTTTACCTTGATTTCTCCAATTTGTTCGGAAACCAATGCCAAAAGGTCTACATCAGCGTCATCAATTGACTCTTGAGAGATTGGAATCGCACCACGGTAAGTTTGTACTTCCCATTGAATATTTTCGAATTCTGGCTTAGCAAGCGCTGGGTTCTTTTCCAATTCAGCAACGCTGTGCATACGAGATGTTGCTTTCTTAAGGATTGGATATTTACCAGAACCTTTATTTGTTTTGTGGATTGTTGTAAATTGTTTTAAGTCAACAACGGTCTTCACTTCACGAAGTGGGGTTGTAACTAGTTCTTCGCTTGTTACTGGTTTTGTATTTGTTTTCAACACACCGTCCGTTTTTGGTACAATATCGTTCAACGGAATCAGCACTTCATCGCGAGTTTCACCAAAACGCAATCCTTCGTGTGCCACAGCGCCCTTAGATTGTAAGAAAGCATTGACCTTATCACGATAAGTCAATTCTTCCGCTGGCACGTTTTGACCAGCTTTGCCTTCCGCACCGCCTGCGCTCAATGCTTCTTCAAACATTTTGAGGTCGGCTTTTGCGTTTTTTAATTCGTCTTTGCTGATTTCAATTTCCCCCTTAATAGAGCGCGCTTTTTCAAGATCGTCAGCATTTAACGCAGCCTTTACATCTGCAGTCTTCTGAGCAATTGAAGCTGTAATGCTTACAATAGTTGCTTTTAATTCTTTGATTTTTTCATCAAACATAGATTAGTTCTCCTTTTTGAGTATAAAAAATAGGACTTTATAGTCCTTGTAAAATTTCTTCTTTTTCGATTTCTCGCAGCATGTTTTGAATTTCCGACTTACGCTTGCTACGGGTAGCGTAAAAATCATCAATGACAGCTTGGGGTAACATACCATTGCCAAGACTTGCGACAGCTTCGACAGTATCAAAAGCCATGATTTCATCGGCGAAGCCATTCGATACAGCGTCATCTGCACTCATATAAGTCTCATTTCTCATGAGGTTTATTAACGCCTCTTCATCAAGACCCGTTTTCGCTTTATAAGCATTAATGATTGCCTTATCGCTAGCTTTCAATGCGTTTGCCGCCTTTTCTAAATCGTCACTATTTCCTGACACCCAATTCAGCAACGCTTTATGAATCATGATTTGAGCAGTTGGACTAATCACTACTTTATCCGCCCCCATAATAGCAACGCTAGCAGCACTAGCCGCCATTCCGGTTACTTCGGCAGTTACATGACCTTGGTAACTCTTTAAAGCAGTATAGATTTCACTACCAACCGTTACCAACCCGCCATTGGAATTGACTTCCAAAATAATGTCACTTCCGTTTTCTGGTAAAGCGTCTGTAATGCTTTTTGCACTAACAGCTTCAAGCCCCCAATAGTCATAAGCCTCCTGACTGTTGTTAGGAATCAACGGACCTTTAAGTTTGATTCTCTTTGCCATTTACCTCACCCCCTTTCCGTGCTACACCATTTTGATTTTGATACTCTTCTTTCTTATCCAAGAAAACATAGTTCAAGCTAGATTGATAGCGATCCATATTAGGGTCACTTGATTTTTGTTTACCAAGCTCAATCAATCCTTCGTTTGGTGTTAAAATTTGGTTATTCACTAATTTGACAATTTCATCAACGTTTCGTCCGGTTACGCTTCGAGTGTCAAACTCAACATGATAAAGACGTCTGTCTTTATCGCTTAACGTTTTAAGCCCTATTTCGCTTGTTATAGCGTCAAAATAAAATGGCAAGTCATTTGTAACGTAATCTTCTGTAAGTTGCGCTACGGACTGATTTGGGCTATTTACACCTAGTTTATAGCTAGGGACTCTCAATGCTTTTGCAATTTGCGCAGTAGAGAAATTGTTGGATGTAATTAGTTGCAAAACATTCGTATCAATTTCGAGCGGCGTGTATGTCTGTGTGCTATCAAACACTAGCGGGCTACCACCAGTAGAACCCTCTCTCATTTTCTCAAAGTCCATACGGGCTTTCTTCCTAGCTTCTCCGTTTAATTGAGAACCAGTTAGTGTTAAAATCCCACTTGAAAAACCGTCTTTAAAAAATCGAATCAAGGTACTGATACCGCCGTCTTGTAATGTAATTTCATCAGCCAATGACAATAGCGGAGAGCGTCCTAGAATAGTATCATGGCTAAAGAACTTCCAATGTACGACATCATCAGACCTGCACTTAACTTCTTTACCGGTCAATCTATCAATAAACGTGTAGATAATCTCGTGACTATTAGTCTCTTCAACACCCGTTTCTGACGGCCTATAAAACTGGAACTGCAGAGCCTTGCCAGTTCTTGGGTCACGCAATATTCGAGAGTAAGCATTCCCTGTCAATATTGCATTAACAGCCATTGCGAATTTCCAAGTTCGAGCCGAAGCGTTCCCTGTTGACTTCACATTCAAAAGATAATTCAATTCCTCGTCTCGGATGATATCACCGTTAATATCTTTTTTTATCAACGGGAAACGTGCAATATCTCCAGCTATAATGGATGTAGCGGTTAAAATGTCGCTGTTTTTCAAGGCTGAAATTCCTAAATATCGCGGAGCATCATTTCCGGATAACACAGAAGTAACATAATCATCATAGGATACCTTGGATGAATCTAACGATTGAAAAAAACTCATATTCTTTTTTCACCCCCTTTCTATTGAGTGCACTATTTTGTTTTATCAATATACACGGCCAACATAAATAACATTAAGCCAGTAATCATGTAACCGCAAATTTCACTCAATAAAAATGCTCCATATCCTATATTTAACATAGCCAACAACAATAAAAATGTGTGTATATTATTTAAAAACTTTTTCCACATCAGAACATGCTCTCGCTTTCCATTATTTTTTCACTTGTCCAATATCCTGTACCGTCAAAAGGCTCTAGATAGCATATGGCATAAGCATTCAACCCAGCATCTGCTGGGTCAATTTTGTTACTATTCTTATTCTTGTCAATCCGCATACCGTTGTTATCCGTTTTTATGAAGGCATTATTAAACGCCATTGTCAATAGCGGATTACCTGAATGCTTGATTTTGCCCAACTTCACATCATCTCTAAATTGTTTGGTTGGCATATTCAAAAGCATAGTTGTTTGTGACACTTGAACTAAAGGCCATTCTGGATGTCGTTTTTCAATCATAGCCAGTAAACTTCCAAACTGATAAGGATCATAACAGATAGCCTGTACTTCCCAATCGTTTTCGTAAATCATTTCTTCCATTTTTTCGAGAACCCTTTCATCATCAATCACCCCGCTTTCAAGTGTTGTAATCTCGCAATAGCCCATTCTTTCTAAATCGGTGTAAGATACCCCATCTCTCTTTTCTTTAGCCGCTAAACCATACTTAGTGGCCACGAAAGAAAAATTATCTATATACCAATAATCATCCATCTGTGCGAAAGGTGTGATCGAAAACAAGTCGCTTACACGACCGACGTCTACGCCAAGCCATACACGTCTCTTTTTTGTGTCTGGTTTATCAGTTTTCGCTTCATCCCATGTTTGTTTATCTATATAAGACTCCTCGCTTGATTGCCGCCACATGTTGAAGTTCTTGACGAGTACTTTATTCAAGCCTCCTGTTTCAAGAGCTGTTTTATATCTATCACGGAGATAGTTTGTGATTTTTTCTCTAAGAGCTTCAACCTCTAGAATCGGATTTGATTTTATCCAACTCTCTTCTTCCTTGATTTCATCCACGTTTTCTTGTTCTGCAATAAACGCAAAGTAAGAATCGTCCTCAATCTCTTCATCAAGGATTCTACTAGCATACTGATATTCAACAGTGTGCATTGGTACATTTAAATCAAGCCCTGCTGTAGATATAATCAAGATAAGAGGGTTATCAAGCTGCCCCTGCCCTGATGCGAGTAGCTCTAACATCTCATCTGTTTTACTAGCTGCGTACTCATCTAGGACGCCTACATAAGGTTCAAATCCGTCCACAGCTCCGGTATCACGACTAAGCGCTCGGATGTAGGACTCATCCTTTTTATTGACAAGTTCATCCCGCATAACTTTGGTATTCTTACGAATGTCTGCATATTTATTTCTCAAGGCCTCCAATTGTTTCTTAGCCATTGTCCAAGCAATCTTAGCCTGCGTTCTATCATTGGCGGTACAAAACAATTGACGACTCAAAGCAGGATTCCGTCCAAATAAAAATTCATATAGTAGTACTCCAGCAATTAGAATCGTCTTCCCGTTTTTACGTGCAACAGAAACAATCGCTTTTCTAAAACGCCTGATTGATGTGTCAGCTTTCTTTCTCCACCCATAGAGGCTTGCGATGATGAATTTTTGAAATCTAGCCAATGGATAAGTTTCCCCTGTTTTGACATCTGGCAAAATTTCTAAAAAGTCAATAGCATTTTGCGCCTTATCAGGGATGTACGTAAAAGCAGAGTTTGGATTGTCAATCTTTTTGAGGTCATTTAAATGTCGCAGACAAGCCTTGATAACTTTTTTACTTGCTCTTATATGTCCGTCTACTATATCTTTAGCGTAGTAATACGCGACATCTTTAAACTCGTCACGTATCGTTGAATAATCGTAAGTTATTTAAACGACCTCCTTTCTTTACTCTAAAGCTATTGCATGACTATACTCTCCGTCTCCCCAAGCAAGAGCATTGCCTTTTAAAAGTTCTTCTAACTCAGCTTTTGAGATTCGAATATTTTCGCCACCCCACCATTTTTCGTGTAAGTCAATAATTTCTTCATCATTTTTCAAAACTTGTATCTCTGAATGGCTATCAAAATCGATTTTCGGAAATCGTTCATTTAGTGTCTTCATATATCACCCTCCAAACTTATCGAAAATACTCACTTTCTTTTCTTCTGTTTTTGGCACAAACATCTTCATTCGACTATCTACTGTCAAACCTAACTGAGAAGCGCTAGAGCGAATATTAGTAGTTGCTTTTTCCAAAGTTAGAATAAGCGGATTTGGAATCCGACCTTTGTCTTCATCAGATATCACATATCCTACCTTATCCAGTTCAGAAGAAACATCTCTATAAACCGCATACCAAACACAGTAGTTTTCCAAGACCACCCTATCCAAATTGCGTATAGGTAAGTTCCTAAGGTCTTTGATGATTCGTCTATATTCAGCTTTGGCATTTTTGCTTAGATAATCAGGAGGAGTTCTTTGGAGCATTGCTAATCCATCGGAAGCCTTCTCCTCAATTTCTTTTCTCTTTTCCCTTTCTTCTTTGGTTAAATGCTTTTTTGTAGCAGCTACCACTTTCATATTACGCCCCATGCTGTTACCTCCTTATCTAATTCTTTCTCTAATAGCTTTTGCATCGTTGCAGGCTTTACAAGAAGGCTGCAAATTATTCCAATCCAAACGCTTTGACCAATCTTTTTTTACTGGCACAATGTGGTCTACCATAGTGGCTTCTCCGCCACACATGGCGCAAACGTAATCGTTTTGGAGCAAAACCTGTTTGCTTGTCTTTCTCCAAATCGCGGAATTATAAAAACGTTTAGTTTCTTTATCGTATTTCCACCTCACCTTGTTATAGTCTTGATATTCTTCTTTTCGGCTATCATATTCAATTTGAACACGTCTCCCACCCACAATTGATAATTTCTTCGGTTTTCCCATATGCGTACATTCTCACAAACAAAAAACCGAGGCTATCCGCTCTCGGAAATTTGATAATAGTATTGGCGCCAAGGCTGCACAGACGCCAGCATACGAAATGGAGATACCTTCCTTTTTTGTTTTTATAGTACAGCCTTTTAAAAATAGGATTGGCAGGAATCGAACCTGCGCTTCTGACAAAAGCCAGCGTTACCACCTCAGTAACTTCAACCCCAACGCTTAGTTAAAACGTCTACTGCTAAGCCACACGCTCAACCTTTGTTGCGTGAGTTTTACTCAAACCTTAAGTTGCGAGGTTTTGAAACGCTTTTATTTTAGACGACAGAATGCGCAACCACCCTCGTCGAGGAAATCGTATTTAAAAGGTGTCTATCTAATTTATCAACGATACTATTTTACCCTACCAGATACGCTAGTCCCCCAAAAGTTTCTTAGCACTTTCTGGTTGGTTTCTCCCAAATAAATCCAACTCATCATCTTCGCTCTCAAATACTAATAAATTGCCATTTCTATAGCTTTCCGCAAACTCAAGTATTCCATTTTCGAGCAATCTATAAAATTCAGATTCTGTATAGCCTAAGTCCATATAGATTTCGATATCGCTTTTAATGTGTCGTTTACAATATTTTTCGATAATGATTTGTCGTTGGTAAGCGTCGCTGATAGCGTTGATGGCTTCTCTTATTTTATCCAGCTCTTGCTCTGCTGCCACCTTGCGCAAGACCATAGTCTCTGTTTGCCGGCTTGGCGACCCCGTAAAACTTCTAGGCTCAAACGAATAGGTTGTTGTGACTTTTGGAGAGTATGGCTCGCCAGCGATTCGCTGTAGTCTGCGGTATTGTGACAATTTCTTGTAAGCGGCTCTTTTCGTTTGGTTTCTGTTGATATTATTAAATAGACGCATTTGCACACTTGACCTCTTTTTGATATAATAATCTTGTCTTTTATTTATCTTTTGAGGTCAGCCGTGTGCTGGCTTTTTTGTTATCTGATACTATCTTGCTTTTTATGTTCCGCTCTCTCCCTTTCCTCAATCAGCCACTCCAGATTTTTTCTAGCTTTCTTCAAATCTTCCAATCCGTTTTTGTGTTGGAATCTCAACATGTACTTCATTGCGTTGCCCCAGTAAAAGCCCTCTACTGCAGACAAGTCGCCTGCAAAGTTCCGCACAACATCAATGGCTTCCAGACCATACTTGCCTTGATAATGACTGGGTTTATTGATGTTATCAAATTCATTTGGTCTATTCATTTTATTATCGTTTCTCCTGTAAATTTGTTTCTTTTAACTCCCATTTCATAGTATGGTTTTATCTCGCCGAATGTATAAAATGCGGTGTTGGAATATTCCCATTGGCTTTTACTATACGGATAACGTTTGGGTCTGTTTCTCATTATCCTACCTCTTTGGTTTCAACTTTCCAGCCGAGCTGTTCAGCCACTTTTTCAGCTTCTGCTTTGCTATCAAATTTTTGGGCGCAATCTCTATAGCCAGCCATGTTATCTAAAATAACGATTGCCCTTGCATCGTCCCAGCCTTCAAAGTAGCAGCGATTGCCGTCTGTAACGATGTATACCTTATCTTTCTCGACCTCGTAACCGTCAAGCCACGCGCGAGCGAAGATGTCTTGATTTCCGAAGTGCATTAACCAGATTTTCACCTTTAGCGGAGCATTCCTCTTGCTCATCGATTTTATCAAACTTTTTCTTTGCTTTTTGCATTCTTTGATGTATGCCGCCACAAACTGCGGAATGACTGGCTTTTCTGGACCTTTCCTAAATTTGTAAATTTCCGGTACAACTTCACAATGTGTTTGCCCGTAAATATCTGTATATTTTATCTTCGCACTTCTATCTGATGAACTAACTGGTCTTACTGGTAGAAACCATCCTTTACCATGTACTTCATAAAATTCTCTGGTCATTTTGTCACCTCAACTTAACTCTTCTATTCTGTCGTTGCAGAAACGTATCCGATACTTCAACCATCTATCTTCTAATACTGTTTCGTGCATTTCGTGCGAGTGTGAATTCTTTCTTGTTTTAGAATCTAATTGATTTCGATATTTATCTCGTGCCTTAATCCATAATGCGCGTGTGCCTGATTTTGTGTAAGGTATTTTACTCATTTCATTCCCTCCGCTTGTTTTTCTAACCAGTCGAAAAGTAATCCAAATTGATTCACCACCAGCTCATTATCGTTGTACTTTTTGCAGATAACATTGATTGACTCCACTACCCAGAACCAATATGCCTGCGAGCCGAACCCCACCTCTTGAGATTTTTGATTGCTAGCCTGCATCCATTCAGGGATTTCGCGACTGAAAAAATCTATGTAATTCATTCTAGTTCCTCAATTCTGATATAGATTCCTACGGTGTCTGCCCAGAACTTTTCAATAATCTCGCTAGCAACCAGAGCGTCATCCTGCCAATATCCAAGCTTAGTCATACAGTCCTTGAGTAACTTCTGCAGATTGTCTGTGTCTGGCTTCGTCGTTTTGTACTGGCCGTTATAACTTTTTTTAATTCGTGGGAAGCACCACTTTACTGTGAGCCTTACCGCGCTAGTGTACATATCAGGCGGTACATGCTGCGCTAAAAGTGAGAGAAATTTCTCTCTAGCAGCTTTTAGCCTTTCTGGCTCATAAAAAATCGGCTTACCAAATCTAGCATTTACCTTTTTCTGTTGATGAGTCGTTGTCGGAATTTTTTGCATGGGTAAAAAGAATTCAATCATCAGCCAACTCCCTTAAAATTACACCCAAGGTCGCACTAGCGCTCATAAGCAATCCAAATGAGTAATCTGGATTAAGTGCCATCTCTTCAAAATCATCTTCACATTTATCCAACAAGTCATCGATTTCCTTTTTAAGATTATCAATATCTTTTTTATTTAATGTCATTTTTTACCTTCTTTTTTTATACGCGACTAAGTTCAGAGTGAAGGACAGGGTTACAGGGTTACAAGGGGCGGATGCATAGCCCCCTTGTACCTGTACCTGTTCTTCTGAACTCTCAAGGACACTTCCTAAATATCTCTCCTCGAAGAGGGAGATATTCTGTCCCTGATTTTGTCTCTCGGACATTTCGATAAAATATTCGATATGTCCCTTATTTTTTACATTTTAGGGACATAAGGACAAATCGAATAATGTCCCTTTTTCCCTAAGGACAAATCGAATAATGTCCTTCGATATGTCTTTCGATGTGTCCTTCGATATGTCCTTGTCCCTATCCATCTATATTTGAGTTTTTTGGCACGATTTTCTTGTTTATAATTTCAAACTTTCCGTTGTTTTTTATCCACCTACGGACTGTTTTTTCACTCACTGGTTTCTCTTCAGTAGAGAAATAATCTACCAAACTTTCGAGGCTCACTGGTTCGATACCATCGTTCAAAATTCCGATTGCAGTCTCAACTTTCTGAGCTTTATCCTCTTTGGTTTCTTTCTTATCGAAGTTTTTCTTCCATGGAGAATTTTTCCCATTCACCTCGTCCAATTGAATATCCGCCAGCACTCCTGTTTCATCCACGCTATGCACTGGATAGCTAAACCACATATTGACTGGCTTGAACTTGGCAAACTCTCGGAGCGTACCTTCGACGCGCCACGCAGTTGCTATTTGGATAGCGTTGCGTACACGCTTTAGCTCTTCTTGGTATGGAGAACGAACAAGTACATCCGAAACGCCTTTCTCAAAATGTGTTCGCATTTGAGCAGCACTTTGCAAGTCGTCTAAACTAACGTGCTGTTGATAGTAATCGTTATTGCGCTCTTGCAAGGCTTTTTGATAAACTTTGCAAGCTACTTGATTTAATCGTTGCGTAGTTAGTTCTTCAGTTACTTCCAATTCCACTAAGTCAATGAGTGCATCAGGGTCGCGAGCGAATACTCCAGAACCACTAGCTCTATCCATAGACTTCTTACCACCTTGTGCGCCTTTTGAATGATGGTGACAGTAGATAACACTACACCCTAATTCAGTTGCTACTTTATCAAATTGATTAGTAAAGTGCGCCATTTGGTCTGCTGAGTTTTCATCACCCGTCAGGACTTTATAAATCGGGTCAATGATGACTGCAATATAATTCTTTTTCAACGCCCGACGTATCAACTTGGGCGCTAGCTTGTCCATTGGAACGGTCTTGCCACGCAGATTCCAAATGTCGATATTGTTGATATTATTTGGCTCTAATTCCATAGCTGTATATACGTCTTTAAATCGATGTAAGGCTGATGGTCTATCTAACTCTAAATTGACATAAAGGACACGACCTTTTGAGCATTCCCAATTTAGCCATTTTTTACCTTCTGCGATAGCGATTGACATTTCAATTAAAGCGAAAGATTTCCCAGCTTTTGACGGACCCGCAATTAACATCTTGTGTCCTTGGCGAAGCACACCTTTAATCAACTCAGGAGCTAACTCTGGCATATTATCCCAGCTATTAGCCAAGCCTTCCGGATCTGGCAAATCGTCATTCAAATCTTCGATGTATTGGAACCATTCGTCGTAATTAGCTTTACCGATGTTGGTATCAATCAAAAACTGCTTATGCCCGTTTCTAGTGACCCCAGGCATACGGGATAGACGGCTTGGGTTGCGATTTTGTACGTCAATATCAAGCCCGTTCTTCTTACAGATTTGATAAATGTAATCTACCCGCTTTCGGTATTCTTGGTAGTCTCTAGCGTCCACTCGTACGATAGCATGAATGGATTTCTTGCCAGAGTAAACCAATGCCGCTACAGGCAATTCCAGCTCACGAATGATGGCGTTTTGCTTGGCTAGATCCATGCTGTCGGATTCTACTAAGGCGTAACGATAGTCTGTTACGTTGTCGTTTTTGACCCCTTTGCCGTCTAGTGGATTGAAACGAATCCACGCGCCAGCTTCCTCCTTGTAGTCACCAAAAACCATACCGAAGTCCTTGTACTGGTTCAATTCTTGAATTAGTTGGCCAGCTGTGCGGTCGTAAGCTCCTTGCGTTGGCTTGTAAATCGTACCGTCATCTGTCTCAATTGGATAGGTTGCCGTCACATAACCAACAATATCCGTACTTTCAAACAACGTTTCCAAATAACGCGTAATTTCGCTTACTGGGTTCCAATTGACTGGCTCTTGGATTTCTTTTCCTTCGACCCAATTCTTATCAATGACGCGATAATCTTTATCTATAGTATCGTTCCAGTCTAGCTCGTGAGCGTTCTCGCTGTCATAGGCGTATGGTGAAGTCCAACCGCGGTCTTTTGCCATTTGCACAATTGTAGCGCCTGTGACGATACTTCCTGCTTCTTCGTTAAATGTGTCCCATTTTTTGAAACACTCAAATTTTTTGTACCTGCTGTCTGCCTGTGACCAGCTATCCCAATCCGCTGCCGTGTAGCCCTCGTGTTTGAGAGCCATCCCTACATTGATCCAATCTTGATATGATAAGACAGAAGGGTCAATGTAATCTAACAGCGGCAATAAATTAAAATTTCCTTCTGTCAATTATCCTTCTCCTATTCTGGTATATATTCTCTTGGTATCACACCTCTTGGTATGCGCCAACCGTTCGCTGCAATACGATCAATCATTTTTCTAGCAGCCTCAAACTGCCACATGCCCACATCTTTGAAACCACGACCTTCCAAAAATCGAATCTGTTTCGGCGTTGTTAATCCTTCTGACTGTCGCTTGTGTAATCTATCTAAATACAAAGCAGCTTTTCCAGCATTATCGATTTCATCGGCAAAAATACCGTATTTTTCTAACGCTTTAATTTGCTTATCACTAGCAGGCGCTTGCTCCCAGCCAAAATTCGGAACATAGTTTGACAAGTCTTCTGCATGAATAGACATTTCAAATTGTAACGGATCCACTAACTTACGCTTGCGTTTGCGCATTTCTTCTAGTTGTTTGGCCAGTGCTTCTTCACGCTGGGCTACTACGTCCTCTGTTGCCTTGACTTCCATGTCTTGTAGGTCTAGCAGTACCCCTGTCTCTTCTTCCATGTTTTCGACCATCTTCTGCGTTACTTCTGGAGTCTCACAGATGAGATGAGCAGGACGGCACAGCTCATGACGTTCCGTATGCCAGAGGAAGTCTAGCAAGAGCAATTCTTCCTTGCCTGGATGTAAGCGAGTCCCTCTCCCTACCATTTGGCTATACAAGGCACGTACCTTAGTAGGTCGCAGCACGACCACACAATCCACTGACGGGCAATCCCACCCTTCCGTCAGTAACATAGAGTTACAAAGCACATTGTAGCGGTCGTTTTCGAAATCTTCTAGTACCTCTGCCCGATCCTTTGATTCACCGTTGACTTCGGCAGCTCGAAAACCTTTAGCATTCAAAATATCTCGGAACTTTTGACTTGTCTTAACCAGAGGTAAAAATACTACTGTCTTGCGATTCTGACATTGCTTAGCCATTTCATCAGCGATTTGCTCCAGATAAGGGTCTAAAGCCGTTCCAACATCGCTAGCTTTAAAATCACCAGCAGACACGCTGACGTTGGATAAATCTAAAGTTAATGGGATTGTGATAGCCTTAATCTTAGACAAGTAACCTTCTTTAATAGCTTGTACTAGCGAGTATTCATAAGCTAAGCTATCAAAATAGCTACCTAAGTTCTTCATATCTCCCCTATCTGGGGTTGCTGTAACGCCTAGAACATCAGATTCTTCAAAGTGACCAAGGACGCGTTGATAGCCATCCGATATGGCGTGATGTGCTTCATCTACTACAATTGTGTCGAAATAATTAGGAGGGAATTGACTAAGTCGCTTCTCTCTCTGCATGGTCTGGACAGAACCAACGACGACGCGATACCAAGAGCCGAAAGAAGTGTGTTCTGCTTTTTCAAGAGCAGTACCTAGCCCTGTTGCTGTTTTCAGTTTGTCGCTAGCTTGTTCTAGCAATTCCGACCGGTGAGCAAGGACAAGCACTCGCTTGCCCTCCTTCACTTGGTCTTCAATTATTTTGGAAAAAACAATCGTCTTTCCGCAACCCGTGGGTAATACTAAGAGCGTACGCTTGCGGCCTTGTGCCCACTCAGCTTGAACCGCTTTACGAGCCTCCTGTTGATAAGGTCTTAACTGCATACTTTATCTCCTAAAATTGACCTGCTTGATATCCGCCCTGCGTTGGTTGTTGGTAATTCTGTTGTGGCTGCTGATAAGTTCCTTGCGTTGGTTGTTGGTAGCCTCCTTGCGGTGCTTGACTAGGCTGACTATTCAAGACTTTTGCATAATCCACATCTTCAGGATAAAGCATAGATTTGACTTCATTGTAGTTGTTACCATTATACTGACGAGTTCCGACTTTGCAGACACCTGCTTTACCAATAATTGCGTTCCAATTCATGCGAAGAGGTTCACCTTTTTTCTTTTGTCCAATAGCAGCAAAGAAAGCTGAGAGCATACCTTCCGTTGAGCTATGCAAGAACAGGTTGTGACGTAATTCTGTTTCGCCTTCATTAGCTGAAATTTTAATGTGTACTGTAGCCTTATTACAAGCTGGCAATTTCCCTGGATTTTGTGGATTAGGCGTGTGTCGTCCGCGTTCAAATCCTGCGACAGTAAAATAGTACAATCCGTCTGGTAAAAGGACAAATTCCGAATCTTTCTCGATTGTGTCGTCCCAGCCAAGTTCACGGTCAAAGTTGTTGTTATATTCAGTCATGTTTTATTTCTCCTTTTGTTGTATTTAGCAATGATTTCTAATTCCCAAAACTTACGTTGTAGTCTCAAAGGGTAATTCCGGGTCAACTCGTACTTGAGTTTTGATAACATTTAACGTTTCGTTCCAATGCGCTACAATCATGTCCCAGTAATCCGGCGGGAAGTTTTCAATTGGTGTACCCAGCGGGAAGTGTCCGCGGATATAAGCTACTCGTTGTAGTTCTTTTTCTGTTACCCGTTCTTGCGTCATTAAATCACGCAAAGATTGAGGTAGATTAGCGTTGTATGTTTGTGGTTGTTCCTGTTGTTTAGGCGGAACTGTGTTAGTCATATCAATCGGCAATTCAGTTTGTTCTGCTTGCGGTATGTTCTGTGTTCGTTGATCAGACTGCGATTGAGATGCTTGTTCTAGCTGTGGGCTTTCTGCTGATGTCTGTACTTGTTGTTGAGCAAAGATATGAGCAATGCTTGCATAGTTGAACGGTAATTCGTCTGGTAATCCGTGACGATTTTTTGCATCCCATGCTGGTCTGTGTTGCGTATACATCACACGTTCACCGCCTTGTGCTTTTTTCTTACCATTTTCAGCTGTCATGAGAATTGTTTTATAGTTGGCAAATAGAACCATGTCCGCCCATTCTTTGACCAAAGGCGCTGTCTGCGAACTGGTTTTCTTGCCGAGTTTTAACTCATAACGGTCGTATGCTCCCATTTCGTCCGGCTGTTCAAATTTCTTCAATTGAGCGTGGGCGGTTAAGACTACGTTAATTCCTAGTTCAATCAATTCAGACAAGCTATTTAAGAAGCGCCCGATTTCTTCTCGAACATAAGTATAACCATTACCCCAACCAAAATCCTCAATACCTTTTTTATTATGCAAGACGCAGACAGATTCAACTGCTAAGCTTTCTGCCCAGTCAATTGTATCAATGACTAGCGTCTTGCAAGTCTGCGGATTAGCTTTGATAAAAGCAATCTCATTATTTAACATTGTCCAACTAGTCGGCTTATCCAGCCGTGCTACGTCCATGTTATCTGTTGAACCTTCTGTGTCAATAAACACAGGGTCTGGGAATCCTGCTGCAAAGGTAGATTTACCAATCCCCTCCGGACCATAAATAACAACTTTTTGAGCTCGTGCTCGTTTTCCTCTTGTAATCTGCATTGATTACTCCTTTCTAAAATCCACCTTGCCAAGTCGATGCGACTGTTTCAGCGTGTCTTTGTTGAACGGCGCTTGCAAATTCTACTGGCGAAACGCTGTAGCCGTCCTCGATTATGATCGAGCACTCTCCACCAGTGGAGACACGAGTAGCAATAGCTTGGAGACCTTCTTGTTCCAACCATTGACCAAACTCCTGTAAAGTTTGCTGATCCATTTGCTCTAGCTTATCAATGAGGACAAACCCACACTCTGGTTTGAGTTTACGAACAATAGCAGTTGCTACACGTAGTTGCTGACTGCCACTCATACCGTCCCATCGCTGACCAAGATAGAGCAATTCACCGTCGTCCACAGATAAGCCTTCCAGTGGTAAATCCGCATTAGTCAGTAAGTCCGTTTTCTTTTGACGGATGTCAGCGATAACACTATCTAATTCTTTATACTGTTGACGATAGCCTTTAGCATCTTCTTCCGCTTTATCTTTGTCTAAATTGGCACGAACTTTAAGATTGGTTTGTTCGATATTTGCAATGTTTGTTTCGATTTCATCAGTAGATTCATCTTGTAAGTCCATTGTGTCTTTTTGGGCAATTTCAAAATCATTGGCTAGTTGCTGCTGTTTGGTTTTTGCATCAGCTAGCAATTGTTCTAGTCGCTCGACTTCGGCATTAGCAGCATTGAGACTATTTTGGATAGCTACTGCATTTTGACGCTTGCGGGCATTTTCACCATTCTTGGCCAAAATATCTTGCTGTTGACTGATTAAGTCTGCAATACTAATCAATTCTTTCGGTGCGTCAGGATAGTAAGGCTGTTCTTTAGCAAATTTTTCTTTCTGGTCTGCAATCACACCAATTGCGTGACGTTCGTCATATTTGGCTTTTTCTTGCATTTCCAATTCTGCCAATTGCGGACCAACTCCGATGATTTGTAAGAGTGTACTTGCTTTTTCTTTACTAGTCTGTTCCATAAATTTCGGCAAGTTGATAGCTAATTCTTCTACAAAACTATCTAGCAACTTCTGACCGGCTTTGTTACCGCTAGGGTCAATAACTTTTAGGTCGCTGTTCTTGCCTTTGCGTTCCACAACCAAGCCGTTTGACATGGTGATTTTCAACGCAGGCGGAACAACAGAACCTTCTCGCGTTGCTTTGCTAGGCTTGTATTTTGCGCCACCCAAAGCCCAAGCAATACTGTCTAGCACGCTTGTTTTCCCTTGATTATTATTTCCGCCAATAATTGTCAAACCAGTTGCGGATGGTTCTAGCTTGACCGCTTTAACGCGTTTGACGTTTTCAATTTCTAGTTTATTGATAGTTACCATTATTCAACTCCTTTTATTTGTTAATACCTAAATGATTTTGTGCAATATTTTCTCGCTTTTGCCAATTTGCGTGCTCGTTCTCTGCGGTCGTGCTCGATTGCACAGACTACATACATTGCTTCAAGTTCTATGCGCTCGTCTTCTTTTGCTTGCTGTTCTGCTTGTTTCTTGGCTTTGCGCCAGTCTAAGTGATTGCAGAATGCGCCTGCCAAGAAGAAGAATGCTAGTGTTGCTACCGCTCCTAAAATTTCACTCATTCGACACCTCCTTCGGCAGTTCTGGTAGTGGCATCCAGTATAACCCTTCTGCGTCACTATCTTCGAGCCCTTCCCCCTCATCATAATCAACCCATTCTTCTGTCCATGTTCTCTCTCCATTACTAACCAATACAGTTTCGCCATCTTCGGGAACTTGGCAGTCCCACATAAATTCGTAGTACATATATTTGGGTTCACTTGATTCTTTTTCTGTAAGTTCTCTGGTTTTGAATTTAGTCCATTTCATTATTCCACCTCCAGCACTTCGAGTTGTTCGACAAATTTTACATAAGCTTCATAACGTTTGCCGCTATTTTCGCTGTCTTTATAAGCTTTATTAATCAATTCTTGACCTGTGCCATAAAAACAACCAGCTTTCCACATTTTGTTTGATTTTGTGTAAGTAAAATAACGACCACTAGACCAATTATTTTTAAAAACAATATAATCTTTTAAGGATTTGACCCGAGCGTCACCGCAGACCTCAGCGTTACCGCAGACCTCAGCGTTATCAGAGACCTCAGCGTTACCGCAGACCTCAGCGTTATCAGAGACCTCAGCGTTATCATAGACCCGAGCGTTATCATAGACCCGAGCGTTATCATAGACCCGAGCGTTATCATAGACCCGAGCGTTACCGCAGACCCAAGCGTCACCATAGACCCAAGCGTCACCAGAGACCCAAGCGTTACCTTCGTGAGAAAGATTTCCTTCTTTGGCGACGTATCCGCCGAGCTCTCCCGCTTCCACACTTCCAAAGCTAATTAGGGCTTTTATGCGGAATAATTTCCAGCCAAAAAATGTGATTGTGTCGTCAACTAGTAATTCATATTTTTTATTCATTTCTATCCTCCCACTCCATTAGCGTCCGCAATCCGCTTCGCTTCTTCTGCTTTCTGACGCTCTTTCATCTGATACTCTGCATTCAGCTTGTTTAGGATAATGTCCTGCGCCGAGTTTTTATTTTGCAGTCTCTCGATTTCACTTGCCTTTTTCTCAAGCTCTGTCTTTAGTTCGCTAATTTGTCGCTGCTGATGTTCGGTTGATGTGATTAAGCCGACAGCCAACAGCAGCATG